AAGTTCTGCACTAGACAGAATCAATGTTGCTAGATTAGTAATTTACTTAAGAAGTCAGTTAAACAAATTGGCGAGACCTTATGTATTTGAACCAAATGATAAAATCACAAGAGATGAAATCAAGGCTCAAGCAGAAAGTTTATTACTTGAACTAGTTGGTAACAGAGCGATTTTTGACTTCTTGGTTGTGTGTGATGAATCAAACAACACACCTACAAGAATAGACAGAAACGAGTTGTACTTGGATATTGCTATTGAACCAGTCAAAGCAGTAGAGTTCATCTACGTACCATTAAGATTGAAAAATACTGGCGAAATAGCAGGATTATAATAGATAAATATTATAGGAGAAACAAATGAGTATATCTACACTATCAAAAATTACAGTACCTTTAGACAGTAACCAATCTGCTTCTAACCAAGGTCTGTTAATGCCGAAGTTACAGTATCGTTTTAGAGTAACATTAGAAAACTTTGGTGTATCAACTCCAACAACAGAATTAACAAAACAGGTGCAAGATATCACAAGACCTAATTTAAGTTTTGAAACAACAACTATCGACGTTTACAACTCTAAAGTATATCTAGCAGGTAAACACACATGGGAAACTGTTACACTAACATTAAGAGAAGATGTCAGCAACAACGTACAAAAACTTGTTGGTGAACAATTACAGAAACAATTTGACTTCTTTGAAATGAGTGCGGCGGCTTCAGGTTCAGACTACAAATTCGTAACAAGAATAGAAATTACAGACGGCGCAAACGGTGCCAACACAGTGAATGTTTTAGAAACATTTGAACTGTATGGTTGCTACATTGAATCAGCAAACTACAATCAATTAGCATATCAAACAAGTGAACCTGTGACTGTAACGTTAGCATTAAGATATGACAATGCTATCCAAACTCCACAAGGCACTGGCGTAGGAACTGCTGTGGGCAGAACTGTAAACACTCTAATTACAGGCGGCGGCGCTTAATAATCATTAGCATTTATAAATTTAAGAAGGGGGCTCCGGCCCCTTTTTTTTTATTAACCAAGGGAAGGATCAAACCATGAAAAAACTATTAAAAAATAAAAAAGTTTGGATTGGTGTAGCAGTAGTTGTTGCCGTATTTGCATGGGCAATGATTTCTGGAGATACAACTCCAGTTGATGCCACTACACAAGGCTAATCTCAATATAAACAGTGCTTAAGGCGGCTTTATAAGTTGCCTTAAGTTTTTAATACTCCCGCTTTTTCCCTTACATAAATACAGTATATGGCAAATTTACTAAAAGGTTTTTTAGACAATGTGTTCAAAGGAACACTTAATCCCAAAGGAAATCTAGCAGATTTCAGCCATGCTTCTAGGCTGTATGTTGATGACAGTTTTAGATTAGCACCAAAACAAAAATTTTTATATCACGTTGTATTCAATATCAACCCTAAGGCGGCTATCACTGATCCACCATTAAGTAATCATCAAAGAGAATTGAATATGCTTGTGAAAGCAGTTGACTTACCACAATACACTGTGGACATGATTACCGCACAACAGTACAACATTAAAAGAAAAATACAAACTAAAATTTCTTACGATCCTATAAACATTACATTTCATGATGATAATTATGGTGTAACAACAGCACTATGGGAAACATATTATAGATACTACTTCAATGATGGAAACTACGGTTCTAAAGATACTGTAGGCAATCAGTCTAGCAGTACAGAAAGACCTTACAGTAAAAGTGCTGGACTGACCAATAATAGAAATACTCAAAATAGATTTGGTTTAGATAGTGATGCTAACATTCCTTTTTTTACAAGCGTTCAAATTTATCAGATGGCAAGAAAAACTTACACTTGTTACACATTGGTAAATCCAATTATACAAAGATGGCAACACGATTCAATGAACAATCAAGACAATGCACCTGTACAAAATCAAATGGTTTTAGAATATGAAGCAGTATTTTATTCAAGAGGTAGAGTACAAGCCAATGGTGCTCCGGCAGGTTTTGGAAAAGAACATTACGACAAAACTCCTTCACCTAATTCATTATCAGGTGGTGGCTCTACAAGTTTATTAGGAACAGGCGGAGTGTTATCAGGATTGTTTGGTGAAAACGATGGACCATATACTTACATTGGAAGTCAACTTGGTTCTAACAGAGGAAAAATTACTTTAGGATCAATAATAAGAACAGCAAACAGATTAAAGAATGCTAAAAATTTATCCAAAGAAGGTTTGAGGCAAGAAGGTTTCAACATACTTACAGGTGCGATTGGAAGAATTGGAAACACTTCTGACCAAGCATATGGTGTACCAAATACGTTTATAGGTAGAAGTGCTTCAAATATTGGATCAGGATTAAAAGCAGTAACAAAAGCATTAATAAAAAGGAACTAATGAAAGAAGTAATTAAAGTAATAGCAGAACACCTAGATGTTGAGCAGAGCAAGGTAACTCCAGAAGCACATCTAGTTAATGATTTAGGTGCAGATGCATTTGACACAGTAGAACTAGTGATACAAGTGGAAAAAGCAACAGGTGTAAAAATATCAGAGGACGATGGTGACAAAGTCCAGACCGTACAAGATTTAATTAACCTAGTGGAAAAAAAATAATGAGTAATATACCTAAACAAAATAATGACAGCAATCAACCTGTTAAAGAATTTTTTAACAATTATTTTAATGATACAATAGCATTTCCAAGCAATGATGTTGATGCTGTGGTTGGATATTTTGAATCAAGAGGCTTTGATAGAACTGCTAGTATATCAACAGCAACAGTAATATTACAACAGGCTAAAATTGACGGAGTAAAAGTTTTTGAATTATTAGATACTTTGAAAGGCATGGACAAAGTACAGTTAAGTTATATTGTTACAGAAATTTTAAACCACAATAGATCCAACACATCATCACTTGGATACAAAGTTAAAACTGAAAACAGCCTTTCAGAAAAACGTAACATAGTGGTATAATCCAATGGCGAAGTTCGCTCAAGGAAGATTCCAAATAAAAAATCCAGACAAATATGTTGGTGGTAGGACTCCTCTTTATCGTAGTAGTTGGGAATTTGCTTTTATGAGATTTTGTGATGAAAGTCCTAGTATATCTAAATGGGCAAACGAATCAATACGTATTCCTTACAAACATCCATTGACAGGAAAATTTACAATATATGTGCCAGATTTTTTTATTGCTTACACAGATAAAAATGGACGACCCCATGCAGAAGTGATTGAAATAAAACCGGAAAATCAAACATTGACCGAAAAGGTTGGCAAAAACAAATACAATCAAGCACAACTCATAATCAACAAAGCAAAATGGATGAGTGCTCAGATGTGGTGCAAGAATAAAGGATTCAGATTTAGGGTAATAAACGAAAAAGATATCTTCCATGGCACAAAATGAGTACGAAAAAAATAAGACAATGGGCGTGGGCCTTTATTAAAAACTTCCGTACATACATAGACGTTGGTGCTTTCAACGGAGACACATCTGCTCCATTTGTAAAAGATTTCAAAAGAGTGATAGCATTTGAACCCAGTCCTTTAACATTTCCACATATTCCAGATACAGTTGAAAAATACAATGTTGCTTTAGGCAATCAACACGAAATAAAAACACTTAAGGTTCCTGGTGGAACTGGAAATCCTGTTCATGGTAGTCTTGTAAGATATGGTAGAGGTGTCGTTGAACACGAAGTTTCTGTAAAATGTTTAGACGATTACAATTTTGAAGACGTAGATTTTATAAAAATAGATGTGGAATGGTATGAATTAAAAGTATGTCAAGGTGCAGAAAACACAATTAAAAAATATATGCCTACCATAATGTTCGAAAACAAACGCAATGAAGCAGACAACTGCAAAAAGTATTTAGAATCGCTTGGATATCAAATCAAAAAGTACAAGTCGGACACCATAGCCTACACTAAATAAAATTACATTTATGACCAAAAAATTAGAAGAACTACTCAACCTTCCAGAGTCTCAAGAAATAGTAAAAGAAGAACA